TGATCCTGCCAATGCTCGCAAGCATGACGGCAAGAACCTAAAGGCAATAAGTAGCTCACTAGAAAAGTTCGGGCAACGTAAACCAATTGTGGTTACGCCTGACTCAATCGTGGTTGCTGGCAACGGCACACTTGAAGCTGCGAAGTCTTTGGGTTGGTCGGAGATTGCTATTGCTCGCACTCCTGTTGGTTGGACTTGGGATCAAATTAAGGCTTTTGCGTTGGCTGATAACCGCACCGCCGAACTCGCAGAATGGGATGACAAGGTTCTGTCAGATCAGTTACTTGAACTAGATGCGAATGGTTGGGAACTTGAAGAACTAGGTTTTGAGAATTTGCAACCGCCTACAATTCCAGAAGATGAACAACCCTTGAATTTTGACGATGTTCCAACTAGAACAAAACTCGGTGACTTATGGCAGCTAGGAAATCACAGAGTGTTATGTGGTGATTCAACTGATAAAGATTCAATAGCGAAATTATTAGGTGGAAACAGAACCAACATCACTTTGCAGTCACCACCATATAACGCAAACAAAAATTCGCATCTAAACGGGATTGTGAATGGATTTGAAAACAAATACCAAAATAGTTCTGATGAATTAAGCGATGATGATTTTCTTCAACTGTTAGTAAAAACTACTGAAAACGCAATTGAAATAAGTGATTATTGTTTTGTTAATTTACAGCTACTAACTCATAATAGAAAACCACTCATTAGATTTCAAAATCATTTTGTAGATTATTTGAAAGACATTTTAATTTGGAACAAATCTACCTGCCCACCAAACATAGTTAAAGGCGCATTTAATACAAAATGGGAATACGTTTTTGCATTTTCAAAAGATAATAAAACTCGTGGGTTTCCTGCACAATGGCAGAGTAAATATTCAAATGTAATAGAAACTGAAAACAATTCCAATAACGAAAATGCTGATACACATAAAGCAGGATTCCCATTAGCTTTCCCAAAGTGGATAATAGAAAAATTAGATTTTGTTGAATCAGTAACAGATTTATTTGGTGGGACTGGAACAACTTTGATCGCGTGTGAACAATTAAGCAAACGATGTTTTACAATGGAACTTGATCCAAAGTATTGTGATGTAATTATTAAGCGTTGGGAATCTTACACAGGTAAGACTGCTGAACTCGTAGAGGAATAGTCATGGCTCCGCGTGGCAGACCACCAAAACCAATTGAACAAAAACGCCTTGCTGGTAATCCCGGCAAGCGCACATTGCCAGACCAAAAAGAACTTGTGCTGTTGCCGTCTGCTTATGACATACCTGAACCAAACAGACCTTTAGGTTCTGCCGGCACAGAACTGTGGGAACGCATCTGGGGTATGGGTCAAACATGGTTAAGCCCATTAACTGACATTGAGATTCTGCTTATGACCTGTGAGCTACTAGATGAACGACGCAACTTACGCATTCAAGTATTACAAAACAACAGACCAGATGAACGCAAGTCATTGCGCGAACTAGACAGACAACTGGTTGCCAACTTGTCGTTGCTTGGATTCACACCAACAGACCGTTCAAGACTTGGCGTAGCTGAAGTCAAACGTGCTTCAAAACTAGAGGAACTGCGATCTCGTGCCAACCAAAATTGAGTCATGGCCTCCAACTTGGCTAACACCTGTAAACAAAGCAGCCCTAACAAAATCTCGTGGCTGGCAAGTTGCAGATTTCATAGATACCTTTGCTATTCAAACTAAGGAAACAGTTGCCGGTGATGCTGGCGAAAGAATGCAACTACGCGAATGGCAGAAAGAGTTAATGCGTCACTTGTTTGCTGTAGGGCCTGACGGAAAGTTTAGACATAGAACAGCCCTCATAGGAACACCGAGAAAGAACGGGAAGTCGGCATTAGGTTCTGGCATTGCACTTTGGTCTTTGATCATGGGGCCTAATGGTGGTGAAGTTTATTCCTGTGCAGCTGACAAAGAGCAAGCCCGTATCGTCTTTGGTGATGCTAAGAAAATGATTCAAGCAGAACCTGAACTTGAGGAACTATGCAACGTCTACCGTGATGCAATTGAAGTTCCTGCTACTGGTTCTGTGTATCGCGTTCTTTCAAGTGAAAGTTACAGCAAAGAGGGTCTTTCTGGAACAACCGTTCTATTCGATGAATTACACGCTGCACCTAATCGTGAACTCTGGGATGTTATGCAACTTGGTATGGGTGCTAGGCGCGAACCTATGGCTATTGCAGTTACAACTGCCGGGGTAAAGGCAGACTCAACTGGTCAAGATTCAATCGCGTACAGCCTTTATCAGTATGGGCAAAAGGTAGCTCGTAAAGAAATAGATGACCCAACATTTTTTATGGCTTGGTGGGAAGCACAAGCAGAAGCAGACCACCACCTAGAGCAGACTTGGAAAGATGCCAACCCTGCCTATGGTGACCTAAACGACCCTAAAGATTTTGCAGCAATGGTTAAGAGAACTCCAGAAGCGGAATTTAGAACTAAGCGTTGCAACCAATGGGTAAGCAGTCAGACCGCATGGCTACCTAACGGTGCGTGGGAACAGCTAGAAGTTCAGCGTGAGATAAGTCCAGACACACCAGTTGTCTTAGGCTTTGACGGTTCGTTTAGCGGTGATGCTTCCGTAATCATTGGCGTAACCGTTGAGGAACAGCCATACGTCTTTATGGTTAAGGCTTGGGAGAAGCAGCCTGAAGATGTAGATGATTGGCGCGTAGACATTTTGGAAGTTGAAAACACGATTATTGAATTCTGCTCAACTCATAACGTAAGAGAAATTGCTTGTGACCCTTTCCGTTGGCAACGTACTATGCAGGTGCTGGATGAAGCAGGTTTCCCTATTGTGGAATGGCCTAGCACTTCCCCTGCTCGTATGGTTCCAGCTTGTGCCAAGTTTTATGATGCCGTTGTTTCAAACAAACTAACGCATGACGGTAACCCACTATTACTAAGACACCTGCAAAACGCAGTTGTTAAGACCGACAGATTAGGGCCACGCATTGTGAAAGAGCATCGCGGTTCGCCACGAAAGATAGATGCTGCCGTTGCTAGTATCATAGGATTTGATAGGGCAACTGTTTCAAGAGAAGAACCCGTTGTGCCACAGTTCTTTAGCTTCTAGGAGTTTTGCGTGATCCCGTCTATCCTGCAAGTCGTTGGTCTAGCAACAATCTCATTAGGTTTAGGTTTATTCATCCTGCCATTAGGAATAGTCGCAGCTGGCGTAAGTATTTTGCTTGTCGGTATCGCATTTGAGAAAGGCAAGTAATGCTTGGTAATTTGACCGGCGGTAATAAAGAGGAACGCGCCATTAGTTTCCAGTCAATCTGGGGTGCTGGCGATTCGTTTGCTTTCACTACCGAATCAGGTGCAAACATTGACCAGACACAGGCAATGAAAATAAATGCCTTTTACGCTTGTGTTCTTTTAATTTCTGACACAATCAGCACTTTGCCAGTTGATTGTTTCCGCAGGGTAGATGGTGACCGCGTACCTTTTAGACCTCAGCCGTCATGGATTCAAAGACCAGACGTAGACCTATTACGTTCTGAGCATTATCAGCAAGTTCTTATTTCCCTATTGCTAGACGGTAACGCTTTTGTTCGCGTGTTCCGTGATAACCGTGGTGACGTAGTAAACCTAGTTTGTATTGCGCCTAACCGCGTGACCGTAACTCGTAACATTCGTACTCGTGAAATTGAATACATCATTGACGAAAACCAAGATGTTCCAGTTAGCAAGCGTGATATGTTGCAGATTACAGAAATGCGCAAGGCTGGCGATCTGCGCGGTATGTCGCGTGTTACAGAGCTAAAAGACAATCTAGGTTTATCTAGTGCCTTGCAATCTTTTGCAGCACGTTTCTTTGGTCAGGGTGCAACTACTCAGGGAATTATTGAAACCCCACAAGACCTAAAGAGCGATCAAGCTAAACAACTTGTTGATTCATTCAGTAACCGCCATGACGGATTCCGCAAAGCTCATAAGACTGGACTACTTACAGGTGGCGCAAAATTTGTAAGAACTGGCGTTAATCCTGATGAAGCCCAGATGCTAGATAGTCGCAAACTTGCCATTGAGGAAGTTGCGCGAATCTTCCGCGTTCCACCGCACATGATTGGCGTTACAACACCGGGTGCAATGTCTTACGCATCAGTAGAACAAAATGGCATTAACTTTGTTACTCATACCTTGCGCCCATACATAGCTAAGATTGAGGATGCTTACAGCGCATTGCTACCAGATAATGCGTTTATTCGTTTTAATGTAGACGGTCTGCTTCGTGGTGACTTTGCTACCAGAATGAATGGCTATTCAATCGGTTCACAGGCAGGATTTCTTTCAGTCAATGACATTAGAAGATTCGAGGACTTGCGACCTGTTCAAGGTGGTGACGTTTATCGTGTACCTTTGGCTAACGTGGATTTGGCTGCTGCTGCACTCGTTGAAACTGACCGTAAAGTTCTTATGGCTCAAAGGCTTGTTACTACTGGCTTTGACCCTGCTGCTGTTCTTGAAGCTCTAGGCTTGCCGTCAATAGAACATACAGGCGTTCCAAGCGTTATGTTGCAAGGTATTGCCCAAATTGACCCTGAAGCACCACAGTCTGTTTATGAGGTTTAGAAATGCAACAGCCAGCAATCTATAACGTAACCATGTATCAAGGTGCAACCTTTGACCTTAACCTAACTTGGAATGTATCTGGGTCACCAGTAAACCTAACAAGCTACACAGCGCGTATGCAGGTCAGAGATACTTTTGACACGGCAACTACCGTTCTAAGTTTCACCTCAGGTTCAGGCATCACGCTAGGTGGAACTGCTGGAACTATCTTGGTTGAAGCAACAGCTGCAACTACGGCTGGTGTTCCCGTTGGTCAATACGTTTATGATCTAGAACTTGTTTCTGCTGGTTCAGCTGTAACGCGACTCATTCAAGGTAACTTGACACTTGACCCAGAGGTTACGCGCTAATGGCAGGGCCACTTTTTAATATGCCACATAATTCAGGCACAGGACTTAGCACCGTTAATCTTATGTGGGTTCAATCATCGGTTTCTGGGGCATTGGCTAATGCTGGAACTATTGTGCTTACAACCAGCGTCGTTCCATTAGTTTTTTTGAGGTCTGCATAATGGGACTAACAGTAGTTTACGGTTTTGGTGGATACGATCCTACAAAGCCAAATGACAACATTGTGGAAATTATTGAACTGCCAGATGAGGTGACGGAGTAATGGCTATTTCAACTGGTCAAACAACAGTAGGAACTATCCCAATTCAGATTGACGGAGTTTCCACTAATCCATCAAACCTGCACATTCATAACATGGATAACACAAAGGTTTTATTTATTGGCAATGGTGATGTTTCTATAACTAATGGCTTGGGTATTCAGAAACTAGACAGCCTAGAAATTACCCTTAATCCCGGTGAAGCTCTTTATGCAATAAGCGAAACAGGCTCACACCTTGTAACTTGGTTAAGGCAGACACTTTACTAATGCCGTATTTCATCACAGATAAATCCCCTGACTGCACAGGTTGGGCTACCGTTAAAGAGGATGGCGAAGTTATGGGTTGTCATACAACTAAGCAAGCAGCCATAGATCAGATGCTTGCAGTTTCACTAGCTGAGGACATGGAACCCGGTGGCGAACGCGCACTTAATGGTGAGCTTGAAGTTGGCGATTATGTGTTTTGGGACAATGGTGGCAACACCATGTACGGCGAGATAACTTCCATTTCAACATTTGGTGAAGTTACTAATCCTTTGGGTGGAAGCGTAAGCGCATCACAGAACACACCTATTGCGACTATTCAGGTTTACACAAAGAATGAAAACGAACTAATTGAAACTCAACAGTTTGTGCTTAAGGGTTTTGCGCCACTAACTAAGTTTGAGTATCAAGGCCAAGACGAAATGCAAGATGATGAAATGCAGGATGATGAAGAGGATTCTCTACGCATTGAGTCAGGGCCATTAGCTGTAATTGTGGACATTGACGGAACGCTTATTTCAGGTGGTCGGTTGATTGAGAAAACGTATAACTACATAGATGACATGGAAGATACTGAAATCTTTATTGTCACAGGTCGCAACGATTCAACACGGGATGCAACGGTTGCAGAACTTGATTCTTTAGGTATTTACTATGACCGTTTATTTATGAATCCGGGCAGTAGCGCACAAACTCCAGAATTTAAAAAGGCAACGGCAGAAAAGTTATTGCAGGAATACAACGTAATCATTGCCATAGATAACAACCCTGCCAATCGCAAGGTCTACCGTGAACTAGGAATTACTGCACTAGATGTAACAGACGTTCCAGAAGTTCCGTCAGATGAAAACGATCCAGATGAAGAACGCTCAGTTAATGACATACAAAATGAGAAATGGCGTTCAATCGCGCTAAACTTAAACAAAGACGAAAGGCAGTCAATGACCACCAATGTAGAACGCCGAGTTAATACCGTTGAGTTTGACATTCGTAACGGTGAAGCATCAAGCGATGGCATGAGTTTTACAGGCTATGCAGCTGTATTCAATAGCCCGTCAGAACCGCTACCGTTCACAGAGGTTATCCGTGAGGGTGCATTTAAACGTTCATTGAAATCGCGTAACGAAATCAAGCTATTTATGAACCACAACACAGATGTTGTTCTTGGCTCTACACGCGCTGGAACTCTTAAACTAACTGAGGATTCACGCGGTCTACTTGCTCAGGCTGAATTGCCAGACACTAGCGCAGGGCGCGACCTATCGGTTCTTATGAAACGTGGCGATGTTTCTTCAATGTCATTTGGCTTTAGCGTTCCACCAAAGGGTGATGCTTGGAGTCAAGACGGCGCAACCCGTGAACTTCATCAGGTGCGTTTGCATGAGGTTTCCATTGTTACTGGATTCCCTGCCTATGAAGCAACAACTGCAAGCGTTCGTTCACTAGACATTTTGGCAGAACGTACCGCCGTAGATGTAGACGCTTTAAGTGAAGCCATTACAAAGCTAGAAGCAGGCGAAACTTTAGAAGCAGAACACGCAGACCTAATTGCTGAGGTTGTAAATAAGATTCGTTCAGATCAACCAAGTGCAGTAGATATGCTTGAGATTAAGCGTAAGCAACTTGACCTAATGCTAAAAGCGTTCTAATCTAAATACAAAGAACAGGCTCGGATGTGGGGAAGCATCTGGGTCTGTTTTTATTTGTGCCATAATTAGATAAGCATTCTGTGGAGCCATAGGTGCGCTACTGTCGTGGAGCCACGCAGAAACTGTAAGACCCAATCCAATCTAAGACTTTAGGAGTCCACATGTCTGACTACATCCGTCAGCAAGCGGAAGCTCGTGCAAAGGCTTGGGAAGAAGCAAAGGCTCTTCTCGACTCAGCAGCAGCTGAAAAGCGCGAACTTACCGGCGAAGAAAACCAAACTTATGATCGCATCATGGCAGACCTTGATCAGCGTTCACAGGTAATTGACACCATCAAGGCACAAACAGAACGCGAAGAACGCGCTGCTGAAGCCATGAAGGGTTTTGAAACACAAGTTAAGCCAGCGTTTGCTGTTCCAGCAATTGACGATGCAGAACTTATCCGTTCCCTAGCTCGTGGTGAAATCCGTAGCGCATCATTTGAAAAGCGTGATGTTCTAAAGACTTCAACTGGCAGTCCCGTGCCTACGTCATTTTATGACAATGTTGTTATGTTGGCCAGAAAAATCGGTCCACTTCTAGAAACATCAACAATCATTAACACAGCAGGGGGAGAAAATCTCCAGATACCTTCACTAAGTGCGTATTCTACGGGTACGGTTACATCTGAGGGTAATGCAATTGGTGAAAGTGATCCAACATTCAATGCGTTCAAGACTCTTGGTGCATACAAGTATTCATTCCTAACTCAGGTAAGCCGTGAAATGGTATCCGATGCAGGCGTAGATATCCTTGGATTCCTTTCAGAACAAGCTGGTAACGCAATTGGCTTCGCAGTCAATGGCGCACTAACAACTGGAACAGGAACAGTACAGCCAACAGGTATCGTTACTGCTGCTGGTTCAGGCATCACCGGTTCAACCGCAGTATCTGGTGCATTCACCGCAGACAACCTAATTGACTTGGTTTACAGCGTTGATACAGCAGGTCGTACCCTACCGGGAACTGGCTTCATGATGAACGCAAAGTCCATTGCAGCTGTTCGTAAGTTAAAGGACACCGCTGGAAACTATGTATTCTCACCAGCTCTATCAGGTGACAAGCGTGACCTTATTCTTGGTTACGAAGTTTACGAAAACCCAGCTATGGCTGATCCAGCAACTTCCGCTAAGTCGGTTTTGTTTGGTCACTTGCCAAGCTACTTCGTACGCACCGTTGGTGGATTGCGCGTAGATCGTTCCGATGATTACGCATTCCAGAACGATTTAATTTCGTTCAGAATCACGATGCGCGCCGATGGCAACCTTATTCAGAACTCGCACGTTAAGTTCTTCCAAGGTGCAGCTTCCTAATTAGGAAACCCCAAAACGTAGAACCCCACCGGGAGCGCAGGCTTGGTGGGGTTCTGCTTTTGTTTTAGCAGGAATTAGGGTAGGTTTCTTTTATCTGCGAACAAAGGATTATCTGTGCAAGATTCTTTATGTATTGGTTGGGTATCTAACGCGCCTTGGGCTAACACAGGCTATGGGATGCAAACGGCTCAAGTGACTAGCCGTATGAAAGCAATGGGTCACAACGTAGCAATTTTTAACAACTACGGTTTAGAGGGTTCCAATACTGAATGGAACGGGATGCCCATTTATCAACGTGGCGCGGATATGTATTCCAATGACGTTATCCCTGCACATATGTTTAATTGGACTGAACATAATCCAAAGCAAAATCACATTCTGTTTACGCTTTATGATGCTTGGGTTCTTAAAGGCCCACGTTGGGGTGATTGGAATGTTGCTAGTTGGGTTCCAATAGATCACTTGCCAGCACCGCCAGCTGTTGCCAAATGGTGCAGGCAAGACTTTGTTACCCCTATTGCCATGAGCGAATACGGACAAGCGATGCTAGAAAACGTAGGCATTGAATCGCTATACATTCCACACGCTGTTGAGTCCACATTCAAACCAATGAAACGCCATAAGGGAACAACAGGGCGCGACTTTATAGGTATTGGCGAGGATCGATTTGTTGTAGGAATGAACGCAGCCAATAAAGGCGTAAGTCCTAATCGCAAGGCATTTGGTGAGAACATTCTTGCGTTCTCTATGTTTGCTCAGATGCACGATGACGCAGTTCTTTATTTACACACAGACGCACTTGGCTCATTAGGTGGCATCAAACTTCAAGAACTAATTACATCCGTTGGAATCCCTGAACACCAATACGCTTTCATGGATCCGTACACATTACGAACCGGTATAGATCAGCCAACATTGGCAACCATTTATACGGCTATGGATGTTCTACTTGCAACTTCATACGGTGAGGGCTTTGGCGTTCCAACTGTTGAAGCGCAGGCTTGCGGTACACCTGTAATCGTTTCTGAATTCGCAGCTTCAACTGAGCTAGTTGGTGACGGCTGGTTAATTGACGGTCAGCCATTATGGGATGCACCTCAATCTAGCTGGTTTCATATGCCTAGCGTTCCAGCAATTGTTGATGCTCTAGAACAGGCTTATCAACGTGGTAGAGGTCGCTCACAAAAGGCGCAAGATTTTGCAAAGGCGTATAACGCAGACACCGTGTTTAACGAATACTGGAAACCTGCTTTAAAGGTATTGGGTTCAAAAGGCACAGAACGGCCTACGGCGTGAAAATCGGCTGGTACACACATCACATAGAGAACACTACTAACGTGGCTCTGGATGGCTCTGTGAACTCCACAGGGCTATTCACGGGGCAGTTTGCAGGTGGCGCAGAAATGTCAGACTACGAATACCGTCTGCAAGCACCTTTGGACTACGAGATTGAGATTGTTACCCCATACACATTCGATACACACGACATACACCAATTCGATTCCATAGTGGTTACAGGCACAGATTCATTCTCTGATCAGCAACTAACTCAATTAGGCGAGTATGACCCATTCGTTTTTGTGCATCACCTACAAACACCACGCGCAGGACTTAACGCCTTGATTCGTGGTTCTCGCTTATTCGTAACCCATACCCCGGCACACATGCGCAGGGAATTGGCTTGGACTAAACCACGCAAGACCGCGCAGGTTCTAAGCTACTTCGACACCAGCAAGTGCTACGACAACTTAGACAAGAAACCGATTGCATTATGGGCTGCTAGGAATCATCCGTTAAAAGGTCAGCTACGCGCTCACGCTTGGGCAGCTCAGGCAGGCTACGAATTTAAAGCTCTTAGCGATGTACCGCGTGAACATGTATTAGATGCAATGGCAAGAGTGGAATGGTTTGTTCACCTGCCATTAGCCTTTGAGTCAGAATGCAGGGCAGTTATGGAAGCGGTGCTTTCAGGTTGCAGGATTCACACAAACGACAATGTTGGAATTACCAGCGTTGAGGATTGGCATGATGCAGATGCGTTACGCCACATGATAGATAAAGCAGGGGATACATTTTGGAAACTGGTACAACAATGAGAATGCTTACTATCATTCCCACACGGGGTCGCAACGATAACGCGATTAGATTATTTGAAGCCATTAACGCAACGGCAGACTTTACAGAAGTTGTGTTTGCAATAGATGCAGATGATGTTGAAACCTACGCAGGACTTATGCACGAAACAACAGGGCTAGATAACGTCAAAGTTGTTATTGCAGACCGTATGGGAATGAACGGCACTCTTAACCATTGGGCTTTATGGTTTGCGCCTGACTATGACTACATCTGTTTTATGGGTGACGATCACCTACCGCGCACAGGTGGTTGGGACATGAAACTTGCAGAAGCTATTGGCACAGAGCCGGGCATTGCATACGGAAACGATTTACTACAAGGTGAGAATTTGCCAACTGCCGTAGTTATGTCTAGCAAGATCATTAGGGCTACGGGCTTTATGTCACCGCCAGCTTTAAAGCATTTGTTCCTAGATAACTATTGGCTTGCAATGGGTCACGCTTTAGAGAACGTGAACTACTTGCCAGATGTAATCCTTGAACATCTGCACTACACAAATGGCAAGGCAGAGCATGACGATAGATACGCAGCTGTAAACAATCCTGAAATGCACAATGGCGATCAGGCTATCTTTGCTGAATACCTAGCAACAGAATTTAGTAATGACGTTGAGAATGTCAAGGCTTGGTAGTGATTACCAGATTAAGACCTAAGCATTCTGATCAAAGACTGGCAGAGATTTATGCAACGCCACACGATCACACGGCTTGGCAAGATCACATAGTTAGGGTCAATAGAACTCTAGAGATTGCACAAGCAATTGACGGGGTTAAATCCGTAGCTGATCTTTCAGCTGGTGATGCGTTCATAATTATTGCGCTTGGGTTGGATAAAACTTACATTGGTGACTATGCACCTAAGTACCAATTTACAGGTGCCATTGAACAAACGATTGAACAGATACCTGATGTGGACTTATACATTTGTTCAGAAACCTTAGAGCATTTAGATAACCCTGCTGAGGTACTTGCACAGATACGCAAGAAAACCAAGTACCTATTGCTTACAACTCCTCACGCTAAATGGGATGACGTTAATGAGGAACACTATTGGGCTTGGGATAAGGCAGGGATTCAAGAGCTACTGGAGTCAGCAGGCTTTGAGATTGTGTCTTTTGAACTATTGGAACTAGAACAAACCTATTACTACGACTACCAGATTTGGGTATGTAAATGAAAATTTTAATCACCGGGCATAAGGGCTTTGTTGGTCGCAACTTTATTAAGGCTTTGCCAGATAGCGACATAACAGGCATAGACCTAAAAGACGGAAACGATTGCAGAGATTTCTTTAAGACCAACAGCGAACAGTTTGATTTGGTCATTCACTTAGCAGCCATTGTTGGTGGTCGTGCCACTATCGAGGGTGAGCCTTTATCGGTAGCAACTGACCTGTCAATAGATGCAGAGTTCTTTAATTGGGTGCAAAAGACAAAACCCGTAAATGTGGTTTACTTCTCCAGTTCAGCTGCCTATCCAATTGAGTTACAGGAAACACACCGTCTAAATAGATTGGCTGAATACGATCTAAACCTTAATGCGGTTAAGAATCCTGACCTAACTTATGGCTGGGCAAAACTGACTGGCGAATACTTAGCGCAGTTTGTAACCGATTCCAAGATGTTTATCTTTAGGCCGTTCTCAGGTTATGGCTCAGACCAAGATTCTGATTATCCGTTTCCTAGTTTCATTGACCGCGCATTAGCCGGGGTTAAAGTGTTTGACATTTGGGGCAATGGGGAACAGGTGCGCGACTTCATCCACATTGAGGACATTGTTCAGGCTGTGCTTTGGCACGTTCAGACAGAGTACATTGGGACATTCAATTTATGCTCAGGCTTCCCAACTAGCTTTAACGAATTGGCAAAAATGGTTTGTGAGGAAGCCGGCATTGACCCTGAGTTCAATCACATAATTACAAAGCCAACAGGGGTGCAGTATCGCGTAGGTGATCCGCATTTATCGCATCAGTATTTCAGACCTCAGATTAGTTTGCGTGAGGGAATCCGTAGGGCATTAACAGAACGCAAGTAGAATAGTTAAGACTTAGGAGTTCCATTGGCAATTACAAACGGCTACGCCACGCTTGCACAGGTTAAAGCAGCTTTACGCATTTCAGATGCAGTAGATGACAGCCTGCTAGAAATGGCAGTTGAATCAGCATCACGCGCAATTGACGGTCACGCTGGGCGTTACTTTTATTCATCTGGAACGGCTACGCGCTACTACGCAGCAAGTGATTCTTTTGTTACTCAGATTGACGATGTTTCAAGCACGGCATTAACTCTACAAACTTCCGCTAATGGCAATAGTGTATTTGATACAACATGGGCAGTTGGTGACTATCAGCTAGAGCCACTTAACGGAAACGTAGACGGGCTTGCTGTTCCATACACACGCATTCGCGCAGTCAATAACTACCTATTCCCTGTGTCAGGTGATGAAGCACTTGTTAAGGTAACAGCAGTTTTTGGCTGGGCATCTGTTCCAACTTCAATTACTCAGGCTTGCATTATTCAATCCAGTCGTATCTTCAAGCGTTTAGATTCACCACTTGGCATTGCTGGATTTGGTGACATGGGCGCAATGCGCGTTAGCCGTTATCTTGACCCTGATGTTGAGCAGTTGGTTGCGCCTTATCGCCGGGTTAGGAACTTTGCTTAATGGCTTCTATTTCAGAGCTACGCGCTGGGATCAAAACAAACCTAACCACGATTACAGGGTTAAGAGTTTCAGACTTCCAGCCTGACAACATCAACCCACCAGTTGCCATTGTGTTTCCAATTAGCGTTAATTATGATGAAACATTCCATAGAGGAATGCAAACCTATACATTCTCTGTGCAAGTAATTGTTGGCAGAGTTTCAGAACGTAGCGGTCAGAGCAACATAGATTCCTACATTTCAAGCACCGGGGCTAACAGCATAAAACTAGCGATAGAATCAGATAAGACACTTGCCGGCAAGGCGTTCGATCTCAGAGTTACAGACATGCGTAACTATGGGGAACTAACTGTTGGTGAGGTAAACTATTTATCGGCAGAGTTCGTAGTTCTCTGCTACGCAGACTAAGGGAGCAACAAAGAAATGCCAAAATTTGCAGCAACGGATTACAAGGTAACCGTAGCCGGAACCAACCTATCTACTTTCCTAAACCAAGTAGAACTAGCACTTGAGTCCGATGAATTAGAAACAACCGCATTCGGTGGAACATTCCGTGAACGCATTGGTGGCCTTAAAACTGGCTCTGTAACTTTGCAGTTCATGCAGGGATTTGGCGCAGCTGAAGTAGATGCCACTTTGTTCCCATTGTTTAACACGGTTGCAACTGTTGTCATCACACCAACTTCTGCAACTGTTAGTGCAACCAACCCGTCATACACAGCTGCTTGCCTTGTAAACTCTTACACTCCACACGCTGCATCTGTCGGTGACTTGGCAACATTCTCAGTCACATGGCCTACAACAGGCACAGTCACACGGGCTACTGCTTAACCATGAAGATCAACCTGCGCGTTACTTTTAATGATAAGACGGTAGAGGAAGTATCTGCTACGGCGCGTGACCTTGTTGCATTTGAGGACAAGTTTACTAAAAGTGTCGCTGCGCTTGAAACAGATTTCCGCATTACCGATCTATTGTGGCTTGCATGGCATTGGCTAGAACGTCAGGGTAAAACCAAAAAGACGTTTGAGGACTGGTGCGATGAAGTAGACACCATTGAAGCGAGTGAAGAAAGCCCAAAATAATTGGGTTGGGTGACTCATCCCAACATTGGTATTTGGCTTATCTATCCTGTGAAACTGGCATTGCTCCGTCAGTTTTAATGGGTGAATCTGAGCGTATGCTTTTTACAATGGGAATGTATCTGCGCTGGAAGAATAGTCAGGGGAACTAATGTTATCTGTGCGCGTTACTGGTATTGCTGAAATGACTAGAACCTTAAAAGGCATAGACAACGAAATAGTCAAGCAAGCGCGTAGAGATTTGAGAACTGGCGCAAAACCTGTTGCTGATGCAGTTAGAAATAACATCCCAAGTGAAGCACCGTTATCTGGCATGGTTCACAATGGGCGTACAGCTTGGAATCCAGCAGGCGTAAAGGTCAGAATAAAAACAGACTTTTCTAAAAAGGCTGAACGTCAGGGAACATCATTGGTTTCTATTGTTGCCGGCGCACAAGCTAAATACGCACAAGGTTCAGCTGCATTCCAAATTGCTGACATGTCAGGTCGTAAGCGTAAAGGTAGAACGGCATCAGGTCGCGCAATGATTCGCGCTCTTAATGCAAAAGGTAACGCATCCAGATACGTCTACCCTGCTGCTGAACGACAACTTCCATACATTCAAGATTCGGTGCGCGGTACAATTAGAAAACTAGCAAAAGACTATAATCGAAAACTTAAAGGATAGGTGCAATCATGGCTGTAATCTTTCCTATCCTTTCAACCTTTGATCCTAAAGGTGTCAATCAAGCTAGAAATTCCTTTCAAGGTATAGGCAAGGAAGCCAATCTACTTAAGACCGCGTTTGCCGGGATAGGTATTGCAGCAGTTGTTAAAGGCTTGCAGTCTACGGTTATGGCTGCATCTAATCTTTCTGAATCTATTGCTAAGTCAAATACTGTATTTGGTAATAACGCTAAACAAATTCAAGACTGGTCTAAAACAACTGCAACGGCATTAGGCGTTAGTCAGCAAGCTGCACTAGAAGCTGCTGGAACTTACGGCAACTTGTTTAGAGCCTTTGGAGTTAGCGAACAAGAGTCTGCCAAAATGTCGCAGTCGCTTGTTACTCTTGCTGCTGATCTTGCTTCCTTTAACAACGTGTCAATTGAAGATGCTTTACTAGCATTGCGTTCAGGTTTATCTGGTGAAACAGAACCGCTAAAGCGTTTTGGTATTGCACTAAATGAAACACGCCTTAAAGAGGAAGCATTAAGAATAGGTTTAATCAAGACCTCAAAAGGCACACTGCCACAACTAATCAAAACTCAAGCTGCTTATTCCTTGATTATGAAAGACAGCGCATTAGCTCAAGGTGACGTAGCCCGTACTGCTGGTGGACTTGCCAACCAATTGAAGTTTCTTAAAGCAGGTTTAGAAGATGCAAAGACTGGTTTTGGTGAAGCACTTTTGCCTGTTGTTCTTAACCTTGTAACAGCATTTAATAAAGATTTACTGCCAGCAATTTCTAACACAGCCAAAGCATTTAGTGAACAAGGTGTTACTGGTGGCTTTAAATCTGCTGCTGTTGAAATTTCTAATCTGTTAAGCAACATGACCGGGCTAGGCAAAGTAATTAAGGAAGTAGTTCTTGCTTTAATTGGAATGAAAATTGCAATGGTCGCACTTGCTGTTGGCCCACCAATCGTTGCTGCAATTACTTCTGCTCTTACAGCCATGAGAATTGCAACCTTGTATGGCGCAGCTGGTTTTAAGATTCTAGCCGTTTCAATTAGAACCGCATTAGCAAGCACAGGCGTAGGTCTGCTTGTTGTTGGTCTTGGTTTAGTAATTGGCAAGTTAATAGAAATGCGTATAGAAGCCGGGGCAACAGATAAGACTGTTCGCTTTATGGAATCTAATGGCGTTCAAGCATTTAGAAACATGGGCAATGCTGCTTACATTGCCAATCAAAAAATTGCTGGCAACATTGTTACTTTAAATGCCGTGGCTCTTGCAGCTTCTCGTGCAGCTGATGAACAAGAAAACGCTGGCATCATGGATGTTAAGCGGAAACGAACCGCACCAATTGCAGTTAAAGTTCCTAATGCAAGTGCTGGATTATCAGGTGCAGTAGGCGCAGCAGGCAAGGCTTCCAAAAAGGTAAGTTCATTATCTCAAGTTGTATCTAATGCTTTGGGTCAAATGAATGACAGGCTAACTGTTACCCGTGAGAAATTAACTGCTGCAACTGATGCCTTTCAGTCTTTTGCTTCTGGCGTAGCTGATTCAATCACGGGCTTAATTAACTTTGGTGAAGCTGCAAGTGCAACCACAGGTTCATTCTTAGGTGACCTACGCAAGCAAGCACAGGGCGCAATTAGTTTTGCTGACAAGATCAAGCAACTTATTGCTATGGGATTATCTGAAACTGGTATTCAGCAAGTATTAACAGCAGGCGCGGATGCTGGTGGCAAGATTGCAGACCAACTTATTGCAGGTGGATCAAGCGCAATAAATGAAACTAACCAACTTCTAGAAAGCGTTAAATCAGCAGCTCAAGCATTAGGGCAAGCAGGTGCGCAACAGTTCTATCAGGCTGGCATTACTCAGGGTGAAGCAATGATTGCTGGATTCATTACAGCCCTAAAACGTGCTGGGTTCAATGTTGGTGGTGGCGTTGCAAGCATTCCACAGGCGTTACAAAAGGCATTGGACAAGGGCAAGCTAAGTAAGAAACAAGTCGGTCAAGTGAACTCACTTTTAAATGTTCCTGCTTTGGCATCTGGTGGCATTGTTAGCAAGCCGACACTAGCTCTAATTGGTGAAGCCGGGCCTGAAGCCGTTGTTCCTTTATCAGGTCGCAATTCAGGTATGGGCAACACAATTAACCTAACTGTAAATGCAGGTATGGGCGCAGACGGTAATCAGATAGGCCGTGAAATCGTAGACATTATTAAGCGTTATGAGCGCGTGAGTGGCCCTGTCTTTGCGAGTGCGTAGTGGCAACTCCAACAACTAAGGTTTACATTGGCTTTGACTTGGCTGCATCTGGTGGCAACTTATTTACTCTCAATGACACGACTAAAGGCAAACTAGATTCTGTCTATGTTCTTGGTGGCGATGTTCTAACAGATGTTACGCAATACGTTTCATCTGTTTCTGTTGATCGTGGCAAGTCGCGTGAACTAGACAGGTACACAGCAGGTCACGCATCTGTAACCCTGCACAATGATTCCCGTATCTTTGATCCGTTCAATACTTCCAGCCCGTACTACACGCAGATTCTGCCACGCAAACCAATTGCAATTGAAACAAACGGTGAGCGTGTATTTACCGGGTTCATAGATGACTGGGATTTGACCTACGACATTTCAGGTAAGTCTTACGCAAGCGTGTCTGCCGTTGATGGTTTCCTACGTTTGTCAGCTGCTGAACTAGATTCATTTACTACAACAAGTCAGTTGAGTTCTGCTCGTATAACTGCAATTCTTAACAGACCTGAGGTTGCTTGGCCTATTGCTAACCGCAACATTGCAACAGGCTTAACCACCTTGCAAGCCGATGTTGTGCCAGAGAACGCTAACGCTTTGCAGTATTTACAGCTAGTGGAAACAACAGAGAACGGGCAGTTGTTTATTGACCGTTCAGGATTAGTCACTTTCAAGAACCGCGTAACCATTCCACCGCTTACAACAACCATTACCTTTGCTGATGATGCAACGGTTAATGCAATTCGTTATACCAACATTGGCGTTGTCTATGGTTCAGAGAACCTTTACAACCGCGTGACGATTACTAGAGCAGGTGGAACGCCACAGGTTGCGGATTCATTTACGTCACAGGCTGCCTACGGTGTTGCTGCTTATTCCATTGACGGCGTTCTATTGACTAGCAATACAGAAGCCCTAGCTCTAGCAAGTTATTTGGTCGGTCTGTATGACGAACCTGAACTGCGCATTAACGAAATCACGGTTGCCTTACATGACAAGACACCAACAGAAGTAGACAACCTGCTGAACATTGAAATTGCTGATGTTATCAACGTGATCTTTACGCCTAACAAAATTGGTTCAGCTATAAATCAGTATGCAATTGTTACCGGTATTAGGAATGACATTGGCATTGACCGCCACGAATTAACATTTAACTTGGGTTCTGTTTCCAGTTTCCCTATTATTTTGGACAACGCCATCTATGGTCGCTTGGGTGGCTCGTTGCCTATCTACGATTCAGCAACAACCGCTTACGATGCACCACTGATAAACTATGACGGGTCAGAGCAATTTGGCTACGTTCTCGCATACTAAGGATTCTTGATGGCAACTAACTTTCCAACTAGCGTTGATGCTTTGACTAATCCTGTTTCAAACGATTCGTTAAACAGTCCAAGTCATTCAGCGCAACACACGAACGCCAACGATGCGATTGAAGCCATTGAGGGTTACATAATTAACGGCACTGGTGCTGCTTGGAAAACATACGCTCCAACACTTTCAGGTGGTTGGTTAAATGGCAACGGCGTATGGGATGCTGTCTACACACAAATTGGTAAAACTATTCATGTGTCTGCCAAATTTGTGATCGGCACTACAACTACAAAAGGCACAACATTAACTATGTCTTTACCTGTGGCATCTTTATCTAATCGCAATCCATTGTGGTTAGGCAGAGCATCGGTTGCAGGTGGATCTTTATATAATCTTTTTTGGGAATACACCACAAGCACAACAACAACTTGCACTCTTGGCTATATTTCAGCTGCGCCGGGCTATATTGGGCGAGCAAACATCACTGCAATTATTCCATTGACTTGGGCTACTGGTGATTACTTCACTATTTCGGCAACCTACGATGCTGCATAAGGAATCAAAATGATTTGGATTTTTACTTGTCCGACAGAGGAATGCGAAAACAACATCAACCCTGTTTATTTGGCAAACCCAACTAATCCAGTTGAGTGCAGTTTGTGTCATGCTTTTGGCAATGCAATTGAAACAGATCAACCCGTAAACTTAAACACAGAAACAACACAGGAGTAAAACAATGGCAGGCTTAGGCAGAAAAGTTTTTACAGCAGGTGATGTACTTACGGCATCTGATGTGCAAAATTATTTGATGGATCAAACAACAATGGTCTTTGCTAATGATGCTGCACGTTCATCAGCTATTGCTACACCAACTGAGGGAATGTTATCCGTTACAACTGACACAGATGAAGTTGATTATTACAACGGTTCTGCTTGGGTTCCAGCGTTGCCTACTGGTGCTTGGACTTCATTCACTCCAACACTTACTGCTTGGGGTGTTGGTGCTGGAACGTATGATTCGTTCTATACACAAATTGGTAAGACAGTTATCTGGCGTTGCAAGTTTACTGCTGGTGCTGGAACTACGTTTGTTGGCAGTCCCGTATTAACTTTGCCTGTTACCGCTAAATCAGGAACTTTGAACCAACCATTCGCCGTTAATCTTGGTGCTGGTGGTTCTATCTATCCGGGACTTGGTTACATCAACACAACAACAACCGTAAACTTTGTAGCTCAAAACACCGCAGGTACTTATGCGGTCAATGCAACTATTGCTGCAACTGTTCCCGGTACTTGGGCAAGTGGTAACGTCATTTCTTTCGTTGTTGTTTATGAAGCAGCGTAATCAAATGGAACAGTTACAAATCTGGTTCGCAACATCACCAATCGCATCATTTCTACGCACCTTTGGTGCAGGTCTTTTGGGTTGGGTAATCCTTAACGCTAACGATCTAAACCTGCATCCTGCTGTTTGCATTGCACTAGCTTCATCCCTGCCGGTTCTTGTGTCATGGCTTAACCCAGCTGATACCAGATTCGGAACCGACATAGGCGTTGATGAATAGTGGCTTATCCGCTTAAAGCATGGGTGACAACATTTCCCTACGGTGTGAAATACAAGAACGGTCAGATTCACAAAGGCATTGACGGCAGGGCTTCAGTTGGAACGCCTGTTTATGCAGCTGTGTCTGGCGTTGTAGTTCATTCTGGCGTTCATAAGTTCCGCAAGGGCTGGGGAAAATCTTTCGGTTTGCACGTTATCGTGGACAACGACAAGTTCAAGAATGGTGATGCTGGTCTTTGGGCTGGTTACTGTCACCTATCTAAAGTTGCAATTGCTGTTGGTCAAAAAGTTTCTAAAGGTGACCTTGTTGGTTGGTCAGGTTCAACTGGCAATTCCACAGCTCCGCATCTGCACTTTCAAATTCTTGCAAGTCGTACTTGGAATCCAAAGAAACATGTCAATCCTCATAGGTGGTTAAAAGCGTGAGCCAATACATAAGCCGTAAGTCAGATGCAAAGAGCAAACCGCCTACGCAGGTTCTGAAACCTAATACATGGGTAATCATTGAAGCCGGTGGCAAGATGCCATTAGTGCCTACTGAATCAAGTAAGACTGGCGCATTGTGGTCTGCTTACCTAAACATTGACTCACCTAAAATTGGTGGCGCAACTGAGTTAGTTATTAAATGGGTGCGCGATCCTGCCGGCATTAACGATGCAACAGGTTACGAAACCAAGACACTTAATAAGGGTGGCAAAACCTTTGTTAAAGATACTTGGATGTTTCAAGCTATTAAGGGTCAGCCTGTTGTCTTTATGGTTAAGGCAAACGGCAAGGCAACTGTAACAACAAGAGAAACTAAGTTGGCAATTTCATAATGTCTATTCTTTTAATCGCTCAGTATGCAGCAGCACTAACGACAATTGCCGGTGCTGTTGGTTTGTTTGTTAAGTGGGTAGTTGTAAAGCCAATCAAGGCTTACATAGATACAGCTACTTACCCTTTGAACCCAAATGCCAATGGTGGCAAATCCTTGCCTGACCTAATCAACACAGTTAATCGCATTGAAGCCCGTGTTGGTGACCTTGATTATCGCCTTAATTCAATTGAGGAAATAGTTACTAAGCCTGCGACACGCACCAAAAAAACAACAAACTGACGGACTTGCGCTCTAGACTTATCTAGACGAAAGGTGGTCACAATGGCCTTACTTGACGATTTAGAGAACGTGAAACATAAGAAAGCAACCTGCACTATTGCAGAAATAATCAAAACCCTTAAGACAGATGAAGCCAAAGCACTAAACAAAGCACTAGATGACCCTGATTCAAGCCCTACTAATTTGGCAATGATTCTAAATAAGAACGGCTACAAGATAAGCCGGCAAACAATCAACCGACACCGTAACCGCAACACCAACCTAGAGGGATGTAAATGCCCATGAGTCTTACTAACGATCTATCAAAGCTAGGGGATGACGAACAGCGCAAGCGCGTTGCTAAATCTATTCCTGCTGGATTTGAACCCGGCATTGAGTATGACTCAACAGGTGGCATTCTAAAGTCAGTCCCTAGACCAGCAGGGGATGAACCTGATCACGCTGAACTTCTAGCTGAGTTTGAACTAGACCCTGCCAAGTGGCGCATCACAGGCTTACGCCGTAGCAAGTGGCAAAGGTGGGATGGCGAATGGCTTGAGTCGTTTAGAGCTACGTTTGTTCCGTCTAGTGGCTCTGTTCAGGTAGACGTTCAGGAACTTCTGGACATAGTTGGGAAGTGGAAGCCCAGCAATACCCCTAGGAAGCCCGTAAAGGGGTCTGTAAGCAACGTAGCCTATGTTGTGGTACTTGCAGACACACAGGTTGGAAAGATTGACGGTGAGGGTTCTGAGGGCATTATTAAGAATGTCTTACACAAGACCGATTTAGCCGTTGCCAGACTCAAAGAGCTGCGCAAGGCAGGCCGTGAGATTGACACGATCTATCTACCGACTCTCGGTGACTGTATCGAGGGCATGAACTCGCAGGGCGGAAAGCACATCTGGCGCACAGACCTAGACCTAACTTCACAGATTCGTGTTTATCGCAGACTGCTTTTGCACATGGTTAAAACGTTTGCGCCATTAGCTGACCGCGTGATTGTGCCTTGCGTTCCCGGTAACCATGATGAAGCGGTGCGCGTAGGAAACTCAATGGCAACCACCTACACGGATTCATTCGCACTTGATGCAGCTTCAGCCGTTGCAGATGCGCTTGCTGATCATCCCGATTACAAGCACGTTAGTTTCGTGTTCCCTAAATACGACACACTTTCAGTAACGCTAGACATGGCTGGAACTGTTGTGGGTCTTATTCACGGTCACCAATGCAGAGGTAAAGCAGTTGAGTGGTGGAAGAACATGGCACACGGGCAACAAGACATAGGTGAAGCTACGTTGCTTCTATCTGGTCACTATCACCATTTAAGAATTGAGCAGTCAGGGCGCAAGACTTGGATTCAGTCACCTGCGTTAGACGGCGGTTCACAATGGTTCGAGAATTCATCAGGGCAAGCTGCACCAGCAGGGATGCTCACGCTAACAGTCGGACAAGGTAGGTGGGATGATGCCAAAATCTTGTAGCCATGATTGGCTATACGTCAGATCAACAGAGGGCGATTATGAAACGTGCCGGGTATGCGGTGAAGTGAGGTTAGTCCATGACAAGTGAAGAATTAGCTGACCAAGTTACGCGCTGTGTTGAGTCGTTGCGCTCACGCATTATGGGTACAGGTGATGAGCAATACAGTCATGGCAACCAACAGTCAATTGAAGTTAAATCCGGTGAGCAGATAGTTAAAGAAACTGTTGAAGAATTGGATGATGCAATTGTGTATTTGGCACACTTACGCGCTAGACTAAACAGGCTTGCGCAGCTTTAGGTAATCCCTAAGCCGTAAACCCACCGTCTTATGCTTTGTGCGGTGGGTTTACTTTTGCCCAAAAACCCTTTAGACACGCGCTTTTTAAGCTTTTTCCAAATAGACTTGCATTTGTTATACAGGTGTGCAATGATCATTACATAGGCGAGGAGCGATCCTCTAGGACATAGGAGCTAGAAATGACAAAGTATTACAAAGCAGAGTTTGAATTTGGTACAGAAGTTAGACGAGTAGAGAACAACAGCTACGCGTTTGCGACTTTCCGCGCTGGCACTAACGCTAAAGGTGTTATGTACTTTCCTAAAGTCACATATCACTCAACACTTGAATTAGCTCATGGTGGAAAGATGATCGTGCAAGTTGTTCCAGTAGTTGAAATAGACAAAGCAGAATACAAAGCAATTAAGGCAGGTGAGTAACAATGGCAACAAAACAACAAGTTATTAAGGCACTAGATCAGCTAGGCGCATTATTAACTCAAGACCCCGGCAAATACGATTATGAAGAAATTGAAATACTTGCGCCACAGGGCAAGTTCTGGGAATCTAATTTATGTGGAGTCTTGTGTTATGAATTTGACCGTCACACCATGACCAAAGCTGAACTTTGGGATGAAGTTATGAACGACATTGAAGATGGTTTAGTAGATGACTGCGAGTCATAAACAGATGCAGTGGCAGTCAAGTTTCTTTGACGTTCTAGACGGTTACTCAGTAGCACCTATACAAGCGCAAGATGCTGAGTACCTAATTCTGAATGTGCATTATGCAAAGCGCAGACCGTCAATCAGTTACGCATTCGGATTGTTTTTAGCTGGGCATCTAGTTGGAGTTGTAACTTATGGAACGCCAGCCTCATCTACTTTGTTGCGCGGTGTCTGTGGTGATCACTGGGCAGAGCATGTCTTAGAACTCAATCGGTTAGTGCTAGTTAATAACTTGCCACATGAAGCCAGCCGTTTAGTAGGCGCATCATTAAAGCTACTGCCAAAGCCAACTATTGTGGTCAGCTACGCAGATACAAAGCAGAACCATGAGGGCATTGTTTATCAGGCCACTAACTTTCTATACACAGGACTGAGCAGCAAGTTTCGTGATCCAGTGGTTCGAGGTTTAGAGCATCAGCATCACGCGACCTATGCACACGGTTTGACTAATAAGCAACTCATAGAAAAGTACGGCGCAGAGAATGTTTACTTTATAGACAGATCAAGAAAGCACCGTTACATTTATTTATCTGGGTCAAAGACTCAACGCAAACAAATGCTTAAAGACCTGCGGTATGAGATACAGCCGTATCCAAAAGAAAGGGTTAGCAATGGCTGACGAACAGAAAGAAAACAAAGACAATTTAGTTGCCCTGCGACTTAACAGCGAGCAGATGCTTGCGGTTAGACAATGGGCGCACCAACACAATGCAAACGTAAGTCAAGTGATCCGTTCAGCAATTGAACTAATGACAGGAGCAAAGCAATGAAAACACCTAGCGAACAGCTGGTTCAAACTACATGGATGGCAGACCACAAACTGTTTGCTAATCATGATGCCGTTACTCCGGTTGATTGGGTTAAGGTCTGGGAAGTTGTAGACAACATTGACAGCCCTGAATTTGATGCCAACCAATTAGTAATGGTTGCCGTTCTAGAGTTTTTATGCGGTTCTGAAATGGTTGAAGTTAGCCTAGATGAAATTGCTAACTTGCCTGAGTTAGAACGTCAAGCAGTTATAGATGCCTTACGCCTTAAGTGGTCGCGTGTAGAGCTGCAAGAGAATCTGTAATGGACAACGACAAAGCAGAAATACACGTTGAGCCTTTACCGTTCCAACAGATTCCCAACTGGGTATTTGAGTCTGAAGTTTCAGCTACGGCTATAAAACTTTATCTAGTGCTGCGCAAGAATGGGGATAACAAGCGAGGTACAAGTTACTGGTCGCGCCGGAAACTATCAGAGCAGTTAGGCACATCACCTAACACAATGGATAGGGCTAAAAAAGAACTGATTGAAATGGGTGCTTTGTGTCAGATCAACCGGAAGAATAAAGACGGTGACTGGACTTCAAACCTGTATCACGTTCACACAGCAAGCGTTACTAATTGCAGATACCTATGCTCACCAGTGGGTACACCTATACCCAACAGTGGGGATACCCCTATACCCACCAGTGGTGAACAAACTAATAACCATATAGAACTAAGAACCAATGAACTATCTCGCACCTACGGTGTCGAGAATCATCAGGCTTGTAATCTCTTAGCAGACCTAATTGAAAGCAACGGTTCAAAGCGACCAGCAGTTACGGATAAATGGTTAAGCGACATGGAACGCCTTAATCGAATAGATGAACGCTCATGGGAACAGATCACCAAAGCGATTGAGTGGTGTCAGGCTGATGACTTTTGGCGTGGCAACATTATGAGTCCAGCGAAACTGCGCAAGCAATACGACCAACTGCGTTTGGCAGCACAGCGCGGTAATAAGCAATCTAAGGTGACTCAAACTCTTAGCTGGTTAAGTAACTTAGCTAATGACACAAAGGAACTAGAGCAATGAACAAACTAGAGATTGGTCAGGTTCTAACTATCGCAATGGCCATAGATGCCCGACTAGGTGCAGCTGATGAAAATGCGTTTAGAGCCAAAGTCGAGGGTTGGTCACTTGCACTAAGTGAAGCAATGACCTTTGAGTTTGCCCGTGATGCAATTGGCAGGCATTACAAATCAGCAACTGATTCACTTATGCCGGCACACCTTAACGCCATGTGGACTGCTCATAGATCACGCCAGCACGACATAGACAATGTGCGAGCTATTGGTTCAAGCCCTAAGTCGCAGGGGATGCCAGATGCAGTTAGGCAGCAACTAAAGAACATTGGTCTGATAAATGAGTAGAACATTGTTTTGGGTGCAGATCATTACGCACCAAATTGTCTGCACTAAATGTGCTGGTGATACCAACATGATTGGGTGGATGGCTGTTAGCCAAGACCTCAAGGTGAAGATGTATAAAAAGGAATTCTTGACTTGCTCAGTTTGTGGTTCTTTGCGCTAGTCATAGTTCTGCTGACATACTGGCAGGATGCTCAAAGATTGCGACCATGAAGCGTGGCTGGATTCAGGTATGTGCCTAATCTGTACCGCGCCGGATTCGTGGATGTATTCAGCAGCTTGCAAAGATGCTCCACCTGATACCTGCTTTCCACCTGATGACGAACCTCACCTGTACGCCATAGCCAAAAGAATGTGCGAGGAATGCCCGGTATCGGGGTTCTGCCTAGAGATTGGCCTAGATGAGAAATGGGGCATGTGGGGCGGTATGACACCTGATGAACGCTACAAATTAAGCAAGTCCCCAAAGCTACCTAAAGAACGCCTAGAAAGACGGCGGTTTTTAAGGGTTTACGCCTACACAAATTAGAACATTTGTACGAACGGCGCGTTATCAAATAGTTACCTTAAATGGCGCACAAGTCTGCCAAAAGATGCTACGTTATACACATAAGGCGAACCGCAAGGTTCTTGGATTAAGGAAACAAAGCAATGATAAAAATGCCAAAGCAAGTAAATGTTAAATGTGATGAATGTGGCTATGAAGATGAAGCTATGTGGGGTCAGTATGGCTCTGAACAACCATGCTTAAATTGTGATGCTGCACCAGCTCATCTTTCAAAGGTTGGTGCCTAATGAAACTCAAAGCAGTAAAAGACTCAATCGGTGGCTATCGCGTAGTTGGAACTGACGTTCTATGGGCGCGACAGAATGAATGTCGTTGTTGCTGGTACATCTTTGATGAAGCTCAAATTGAAACTGTTGCTTATGCCAACAGCTACGCGCAAGCAAAAGAGTTTGCCTTTAAATACGTTTTAGAAATGGAGTTGAAAAATGCGTAACTGGAACTGGACACCACGAGCTAAATTTCTTGGCACATTGTTGCAAGCAGGAATAGTCATTTCAATTATTTGGATTCTGTTTATGGGTACTTGGTACGCGCTAGGTGGTAACTAATGGGATTCGTACCTTTTGGGATGGAACGCGCATCACTAGATCAAAAGCACAAGATTAGAAAAATGCTTGAATACTTAGGAATTACACATCCAGCGCATCAGATTGAATTTATGTCAGCCCTGCTTGGTAAAACTTTTGATACAAGCAAAATGAGCAAGCAAGACTTCATCACGCTACGCAGCAAGATTCAGAACATTCAACAGACAAAGGACAAAGCATGAAAATTAAATGGCAAAACAAAAGTAACAAAGCACCACTAGCAATCAGAATTCGTGGTCAGGAAGTCAAAATGGCTCACTTGCGCGGATTCAAAAACATCCCACCAAAGAGAGTCAGCTAATGAAACAAGAACAACAGGATGCGTTACGCGCACCGTTCCCTAAAGAGCAGATTCAAAAGCTACCGACAGGTGGACTGCAATTAGATTACGTTAGCCACGCTTGGGTAACTGATCGCTTGCTTAAGGTAGACCCAACATGGAACTGGGAGCCAGTCGCATTTGATGATTCTGGTTTGCCTAAGTTTGATGAAAACGGTGGTCTATGGATCAAATTAACTGTTTGCGGTGTTACCCGGTACGGCTACGGTGAACCAGCAACTAGAGATAAGTACGATCAGAAAAAATCGGCAATTGGAAATGCCGTCAGGAACGCAGCCATGAGATATGGCGTAGCACTTGACCTATGGGCTAAGGAAGCACCAGCAGAAACAACACCAGCACCTAAAGCCACTAAGGAACTAAGCACAGCTACTCAAAAGATGATTGAGCGTATCGGTAATGCCGGTTCACTAATTGAACTGACTGAGGTAGTCCCACTTATTCAGGGTGGCACATTTACAGAAGCAGAAAAGCGCAACCTACGACTTATCTTTGACAATAAGAAAGTTGAGTTAGGCGCATGAGCTTTGTATTGGGAGCAGTCTTATTCCTACTAGGTGGATTCTTTGGAATGCTAATAATGGCTTTCGCGCAATCATTACCGCGCCAGATTCAAGAACAGCAAGATGCTTTAGTAGCGCAATTACGGTTAGTGGTTAGTGATGATTAACTATTTTGTTGAGGGCGAACCAGCACCACAAGGTTCTAAAAATGGCTTTGTTAAGAATGGTCGTGTAGTCCTAGTTGAATCAAGCAAAAAGGTTAAGCCTTGGCGCGAAGCCGTTGCAGCTCAAACGCAAGAGTATCGAGCTAGTAAATGGCCTAATGCAGAGCAATGGACTATAACTACACCGGTGGAAATAGGGCTTGTGTTTTATTTACCTAGACCAAAGACTGTTAGCCGTAAATGGCCTAGTGTGAAGCCTGATCTAGACAAGTTAATTCGCTCTACATTTGACGGGCTTACAACTGGTGGTCTTTATACGGATGATGCTCTTGTAATAGCTGTGAGCGCATCTAAGCAGTACGCCACAGACAGAATTGGTTGTCAAATAATTGCAAGCGAGGTGCAGGATGTTTAACACAGACGGCGCAGCTTGTATTGGGCTAGACCCTGAATTGTTCTTTCCAACCAATAACATGAGTCCCAAAATTGAGGACTTACTTAAAAAGACTTGCCTACGTTGCCCAATCTTTGATGACTGCCTTGAGTATTCATTAAAGGTGAAAGTCGAGGGCTGGTGGGCAGGAACATCAGACAAGGATCGTGTGCAGTTGCGCAAGTTCTTTGGGATAACAGCAATACGGATAGATGAAGAATACAAGAACACGTTTCAAGTAGAAACAAATCAAGCTAAGAATTCGCGCACATACCGTGAGCGACAAAGAGAAGCAGGAGCAATCTAATGGCACTACCAACAATCACAGCAACCGGGAACTTGGTTTTTGAACCAGATTTCCAAGTAACTGCATCAGGCGTAAGCCGTTGCAAGATGCGCATTGCTTGCAATGAGCGTAAGAAAGCACAAGACGGCACATGGTCAGACGGTGACACTAGTTACTTTGACATTGTTCTTTGGCGTGGATTAGCTGAAGCAGCAGGTGACACATTCAAAAAGGGTCAGCCAATCCTAGTAGTAGGTAAATGCAAGGTCGTAAAGTACGAGGACAAGAACGGCGTTGAGCGTACAACCGTTGAGATTACAGCTGATGAAATTGCAGCAGTGGTCAAGGCATCCAAAGCAAAGACAACAGCACCAGAAAGTGACCCGTGGTTATGATTATTGCCCTAATTCTTTCAGTAGCATCTATGAGCATTTTGGTATTCTTTGCCGGGTATCGGTTGGCTCAACATCATCAGGCTTTACAGCACAAGGAATGGCTTGAGTACCTAAACGGTCAGACTGACTCAATGGAACCAATCTTTGCAGCTCTAGATCGTGAGTATTCATACACGGATAATCTTCAGCGTTCATTCAAAGACGATTTAGAAAATCGCCGTGGCTGATAAGCAAACCTGTAACAACTGCCACCGGTCATCCAAGCAAACGGATGGCTGGTGGACAGTCTGGGAGTTGCAACGGCAGTACGTTTTATGCCCTAGCTGTTACAGGAACAAGAGCTTGCAGGCATACCGCGACACGTTACTAGAAGCCATAAATGCTATTGAGTTAAGTCATTCAGACCCGTCTATAAAAATGGGTATGGAAATGATGAAACTTAGATGCGCTTCAATAGTCAGGGACACCACGTTCAATGACTAAGCCCATAAGACCGCGCTCTAAGAAAATGGAAAGCCTGTACGCCACAGAACGGCGCAGGTTGGTTAAGGAACTACTACGGGACTTCCCACCTTGCCAGCGTTGCTCTGTGGCTTACGCAACTGATGTGCATGAGATTAAGACACGCGCTAGAGGTGGAAGCATTGTGGACAGGGATAACCTAGCTTTGTTATGTAGGCCGTGTCATACGTTCATAACGCAGAACCCGGCACAAGGTAAGGCTGAGGGTTGGCTTAAGAATAGTTGGGATGACTAATGAAACACGTTGTTATGTTTAGTGGTGGGATTGGATCATGGGCAACAGCAAAGCGAGTAGTCGAAAAGTTTGGTTCTGATGATGTGACTCTGTTATTTAGTGACGTCAAAGGTCACACAGACAATCCACACATAGGCGAAGATGAAGATACTTACAGATTTATTAAAGATGCAGCAACAAACATAGGCGCAACAGTTGTAACTGTAATGGATGGCAGAAACATCTGGGAAGTCTTTAGAGATAAAAAGTTTCTTGGAAATTCAAGACTTGCTAACTGCTCTCACATTCTCAAACAGAAGCCTGCAAGAAATTGGCTTGAAGCTAACTGCGACCCAAATGAAACAATTGTCTATGTTGGAATTGACTGGTCAGAGATTCATCGGTTGCCATCTATTGTGCGCAACTATTTACCGTATAAAGCAGAAGCACCACTAACTGATGCGCCTTACTTCAATAAGCAAGACTTAATTGAATGGGCAAAGTCAGAAAGTTTAGAACCACCGCGACTTTATGCAATGGGATTTGCTCATAATAATTGTGGTGGTGGTTGCGTTAGAGCTGGACAAGCACAGTTCAAGAAACTTCTAGATGTAATGCCTGAACGATTTGCTGAATGGGAACATCAAGAATTGTTAATGCAAGATCAGCTAGGCGAAGTTTCAATACTTAAAGAAACTATAAATGGTGAAACAAAGCGTTTGCCATTGACCGTTATTAGACAACGCAAAGAACAGCAACCAGAACTATTTGATGACTTAGACATTGGTGGATGTGGATGCTTTACAGACTATGAGGATGACTGATGGAATCTAACGGAATTTGTCGCGCTGGTTGTGATACACAAGACCACGAGAGTTACTGGGAATGTTTACAGGCTGCCAATGTGTCAATAGACAAATCAAGTCTTAGACCTTAATAGACTAAGCGCATGAACTGGACAGATACTGTTGGCGTGACTATTCACAATGACTTGGTGCGCTCTGCTCTAAAGAACAAACCAGAAGCAGACATTGACAAACTAGAAGCAAGCATTAAGCGTATGAGCCTAAGCGTGGGCATAACACGAATGGCAATAGCATCCGTTTTAGATGCAGAGATAGAAGCAATGGCTGCCTACCGCGTACTGGGTGATTCATCTATAACGAATGAATACTTATCTGGGATGCAGTCAGCAGCTGACCTAGTTAGATACGGCGTACACCTAACAGATGGAATGAAACTATGAACTACGACCTGCGCAATGGTGACTGTGTTGAGATTATGCGTAGCCTGCCAGCTAACAGCGTGGACTCTATTGTTACTGATCCACCTTATGAGCTTGGCTTTATGGGTAAGTCTTGGGACTCAACTGGAATTGCTTACAGCGTTCGTATGTGGGATGAAGCACTTAGAGTTCTAAAGCCCGGTGGTCACTTGCTTGCCTTTAGTGGTTCTCGCACTTATCACCGTATGGCTTGCGCTATTGAAGATGCAGGTTTTGAAATACGCGACCAGATTATGTGGGTCTATGGTTCAGGATTTCCAAAGTCATTGGATGTAAGCAAAGCAATAGATAAACAAAGCAATGTTCAAGTAAAAGTATTGTCTGAAGTACCTGCTTATGGCATTGGTGGCAATGGAACATTTAACGGTCACAAAGAAAACGCAACAGCAAAGGTAACTGAGCCAACAACAGATAAAGCAAAGCAATGGGCAGGCTGGGGGACAGCACTTAAGCCAGCACACGAACCTATCGTTATGGCTCGTAAGCCTTTGATTGGAACAGTTGCAGCAAACGTAATCATTTATGGAACAGGTGGGCTGAACATTGACGGATCAAGGGTTGGTAATGAAGGTGGCACATTCAAAGCATCAAAGCCTGAAGGAACATCAAACGGCATTTATGGTGAAGGTATCAATGGAACCGTAGAAATTGGGCAACTAAACTCAGGACGCTGGCCGGCAAACTTTATTCACGATGGATTAGATGAGGACTGGGCTAGGTTCTTCTACTGCGCTAAGGCTTCAAAAAAAGACCGCAATGCCGGGCTTGATGACTTTGAGCAAAAGCAACAAGATGAGTCACGCAAGATTGGTGATGTTGGTGGTAATAACCCACGCAACAGGGGCGTAAATGTTAGAGCTAATCATCACCCAACTGTAAAGCCAACTGACCTAATGCGTTATTTAGTTAAGTTAGTAACACCGCCTAACGGAACAGTCCTAGACCCGTTCACAGGTTCAGGTTCAACAGGTAAGGCTGCAATGTTAGAGGGATTTAACTTTATTGGCTGTGAGCTAGACCCTGATTACGTTGCTATTGCTAACGCTAGAATCAAACACGCGCTAGAGGAACAGCAAGGCAAACTATTATGACCACGATCATTACAACAACGGGAAACAACTTCGCAACACTCACGGCAGATCAAGGCATAACCTCAAACCTTATTCATCCTGACATGCACAAGATAGTGCAACAAGACACATGGCTCATTGGAGTAGCCGGGAGCGCAAGGGTATGCGATCAGTTGCAGTATTCGATTGAGTACCCAAAGCCACCGTTAGACGTAGTTAGGTCAGGCAACTGGATGAAGTGGTTAGTTACTAAGGTCATTCCTTTAATAGCTGACACCGTTAAAGATGACGAAATGGAAGCAGAAGCCGTACTTGTTACACATGGTCAATCATTCCTAATAAGCGAGAACTTTAGTGTTCTTACAGCCAAGCCTTATTGGGCTATTGGATCAGGCGCAGAGTTAGCCATTGGCTCATTAACTGATAAGCAGTACCTAGTTGGTTGGAATAAGAACCATGACCTATCTGCCTTACGGGCTATGGAAGCAGCTTCAATGCATGATCCAAATACAAGGGGAACGGTAGACCAGTATCGGAGCTACACCAACGGCAAGGTAATGCGTGGCGTTTAACAAGCCGTGTTTAAAATGCAAGGCACTACATAGGAACCCGTCACTATGCGACACCTGCCAAAAGGTCGCAGATGCAACTAGAAACGCTACTAGACCTCATTACAAAGGCAATTACGCCAAGCAAGCCAAGCAGGTGCGAGATACAGCCACAGTCTGTTGGCTTTGTGGGTTAGGCCGTAAGCCTGATGACCCGTTCACAGCTGACCACTATTACCCCGGCGATCCCTC